CACCGTCAACAGAAACATTCCTCATGCATGCGTTTCCAATGGCAATGTTCTTTCCGCTGCCTCCCGTAATAGATTCTCCTGTTTGCCCCCCTATGAAAACATTATTTCCAGATGTCGTCACGCCGTAGCCAGCGTTATATCCAATTATAGTGTTTATAACGCCACTTGTAATGTTGTAACCTGCAAGTCTACCCACTGTTGTATTGTGAGACCCAGAAGTTGCTGAGTCTAGAGCTTGATAGCCTAAAGCAGTATTGTTAGCCCCTGTAGTAAGAGCGTTGGCTGCCTGAAAGCCTAAAGCCGTGTTGCTAGCCCCCGTAGCTAACGAAGTAAGTGCTTGGTAGCCGACAGCCGTGTTGCTAGCTCCCGTAGTTAAAGCTGTTAAGGCTTGGTAGCCTACTGCTACTGTGTTAGACGCGGTGCTGTTATCGGCTTCTAAGGCTTCATATCCAATAGCTACGTTTTGGTCGCCGTCGCTATCTTCCCCTGACTTATACCCTACGTATACGCTTTTATTGCTTGTAGCTAATCTACCTGCGCTATGTCCTACAAATACATTCTCTGCATCCGCAACGCCATTGAATCGGCCTGCTCCATGCCCAACAGCAACACTTCTAATGCTAGCCTTTGATGTCGGACCAATAGCAATGCCTTGCTGTTCGGCAGTTCCATTTATTGCTATGGCATCAGACCCATGAGTAACGGTAATTTTACCATCATTTCCAAGCTTAATTTTTTCAACCGCACTACTAGTTGTGTAGTCGTTAATCTTGAGGTCTCCGTTTATCTGAACGAGACCTCTGTTGGCTGAGGCCGACCCGTTGCTAAACTCTAAAACCTTACCGCTGTTGTTGTTAGCCGCGTTGTGCTGTACGTACTTAAATACTCCGTAATTGTTAACGGTGAACAGCTCAGGTTCAATTTTAAAATACTTTCCAGTTGAAGTGTTTCTAGATGTTAATCCACCCGTCTGAGTATGAAAGTCTATGCGGTAGTCGCTTCCACTTTTCTGAAGGTAAGCAGAGTTAGCGTTGCTTGCCCCCCACATCTGGGCAGCAAGTCCGAACTCAATCCTGCCCTCGTTATTCCTGTCCAGCTTCAGATTACCGTCCTCAATGTAGATATGCTTATCCGTACCACTTACATGAAGGGCCTGGCTAGGTGAGGTTGTGCCAATACCTACATCACCAGTAGTGTAGTAGATGTCGTTACCAGTAGTCGTCCAGGCAGAGCTCCCCCCTGAGGTCTGATCAGCATACTCCAAAGCTGTGGCTCCAGAGTTTACGACTAACACTTGACCTGCCGTTCCTATAGCTGGAATATCGGTTAAGTCCGATATGTTGGCGGCTGCAATTCTTGAATCTACAGCCCCATCAGTGTAACTAACTTTTGCTGTGTTTGCTGTTATTGCCGAAGCTTGCCCTGACGTTATTCCCGTCTTTGCATTGTTTGTAGTTATGTCAGAAGCTTGCTGCGTAGTGATGCCAACCTTTACAGAATTTGCAGCTACCGCGCTTGCATCAGTGTAACTAACTTTTGCCGTATTAGCGGTAATAGCTGATGCTTGCGAGGAGGTTATAGTTGTGGTGTCTCCAGCAAGGGCTGTGGTGCTAGTAGTGCCCAAGGAAAGTGAAGAACCTGCGGCAAACGATAATTGACCGTTTCCGTCTGTCTTGAGAAAATGACCAGCAGAACCATCTGCGGTTGGGAAAGAGTAAGATACGCTAGATGTGTCGCCCACCTGTATGGCTCCATTGAACCTTACATTACCATTTACATATAAGTTAGCAGAGGTTGGTATTTGACCAGACTCATTTACAGATATAGTGGCGTCATTAGCAAAGAGGCCAGGTATAGATCCGCCCGTTGTTGAAGAAAATATAGGGCCAACAAACTGATATCCAGCTGACGGGCTGCCTGCGCTTGCGTTAACCACATAGGTTCCTGGGGCGTCTTCAAGTAGCTTAATGTTGTTGTCAACTGGATCCCAAACTAAAGCCCTCAGAGCTACAGCACTTACGTTCCCTATGTATGGTATTAGTTGTGTGGTTAGGTTAGATGCATTAAAATCTAAGGAAACATTACTGATGTTGTTTATGTCGCCCTCTACAGTTCCGTCTGACCCAGGCTGACCTTGAATACCCTGAGGGCCAGAAGGACCGACTGGACCTAAAGGGCCTTGAGAGCCTTGAGGACCCTGAGGACCCTTGGATACTGTAATTTTTATTTTCGCCATTACTTTTGAGCTATAGTCACGTCTTCATTTACCTTAAAAGTTCCGTATATCAAGGTATCTACAGAGAGAACAACGTCTGGATCTGGGGCTGGATCCGTCCTGGTTTGTTGAATATCGTAAACATAAAGGCCAGAATCCATAATCATGTTAACGGCATCAACAGAGAAGGTGACTAGGCCAGGGGTGTCAGCAGAAATTTTAGGGGTTACATCAACTATGTTCAGCTCGGAAGTGTCGCTGGGTCGAACGTCCATTTTAAAGCTGTATTTGTTTCTTTGGTCGTTGAGGTCTAAGGCCACTCCCGAATCATCCTTAAGCTCTAGATTAAGTGTAAACGTGTCCCCTTTTCTACATATTAGATCAAGACGCTGTGACCTGTCTAAGTTTAAAACCTTATCCATATTAGCCTAGTATTTCTGATGTAATATCTCCTGATTCCTCTGGAAGCTCACTTCTTTGTCCCTGACGCTGAGAAAGCAACTTACTTTGCTCGACAGCCTGTTTCTTCACCCTATCATCCTTCCTGTCCTCTTTAAGAACTTCGAGCTTCTCCTTGAAGTTTTCGTCGTCTTCTTTGAAACCAAGCGTGGCCTGAGCTTTAATGATCTCAATCTCTTTTCTAAATCCGTGCTTCACCTGTTCTAATTGAGCCTCTAGCTGACTCTTAAGCTGCATTTCTTGAGCTTTTAGCTGAGCCTCAATTTGCATCTCCTGCTGTCTAGCTTGAGAAGCAGCTTGAACTGATTGTTGTTGAACCTGAGCTTGCTGCTGAGAGTTTTGCTGGGCCATTTTTTGATTCATGGCTAGTCGCTTTTTTCTTCGAACTATTAAAAGTCTTTCTGCTTGAGATATGTCTTTTAACTGTCTAACAGCAATTGCATCCTCCAAATCAATCTCTTTTTGAGACAAGGCAATTTGTATGTTTTGTTCAAGGTATTGACGCTCACCTTCTTCCATTTCTTTTACAACACGCACGCCAAAATTATACATAGACAGGTTCTTGAAAGAACTAAGAACCTTCATGTTTTCACTTCCTATTGCATTTTCATAAATTCTGTAAAGAACAGAGTCTGGATGAATAACTTGCAAGCACTTAACTATGTCGCTGCAAACTTTTTTATACAGCACCATAGATGAGTTAGTGATGTCATATATAGCATTATTTGCCGCAGCTAAAGCTTGCTGCCTTACACCTACGAGCGCATCTCCCTTTGGGGAAGAAGCGTCCATCACCTCGTTAATACCCGTTGCATCACGGATCATACGCAGGTAGTGGTTGTAAAGACCTATAAGCTCGTTAATGTTTCGGATACTATTTCCGATCTCTCTAATAGGCGGGTTCTGAAACCCTCCCTCTGGGTTCTTGCTTCTATAATAAAAAACACCAGTCTGCTCATAAATATCATGCAGCTCAAGGGGCTGAAGGTCACCGCCTTTTCCTAGCTGAACGTTCTCTAGACCTTCGATGTCAATGATGATTCCATCTGGTTTTGCCTTGGCCACTGCTTGCTGAATCTTAAGGTGAGTAAGCTGTAATTGATCGGCAAAGCCGATACAGCTATCAACCATAGACTTAGGCATCATATCTAAGATATTCGTGGAGCAAACAGAGTATGATAGATTAGTCTTGGAGATGTCGTGAATGTTCTTAGGAATGTTATTCTTTTTACTGTAGTTAAACAAGAAATCAGTTCCTAAAATATAACACCCTCCGTACACTGAAGCTGACTCAAGTTTTACTACATCTCTATTAAATACTGAGTTCTGTGGCTTTTTATAGGACTCTCCTTTAGAGTAAAAACCTACATTGCCGTATTTGCTTTCCTTGTTCTCAAAGTACTCACAATCAACAGACATGAACTCAAAATCCAGCACTTCAACTAAATACTCGTCGTAACCAAAGCTAGACTGATTATTAACCCTGTCGTAAGAAGACTGGGTCAACTTGCTAGCGTCATACCCGTATTTCTTCTGAGCTTTATCCGCTATCTCCTTAAACTGATTTTCTGTAAACTGATCTCCAGCCATGCGCTTTAGCTCATGAATGGGAACATACCTTACGTGGCCAGCATACGTGAGATCTCCGAAGTCTGGATCCTCCGTAAAGCTATGCACGAAATTGATGGGATCTATGTAATCGGTCTTAATTCCGTAGCTAGGGTCGTTGGACCTTTTGACTACAGCCATTCCCGATACAGCTAAATCATTGACGCATCTTCTAAGAATAGAGTCGTTGAACTCATTCCATTCAAGGGTTAGATTTATTCCTATTTGGGCGGCGATCTCCGAAGAAGACTTGATGTTATTTCCAATAAATATCTCAGCCTCTTCTAAGCTGTCTGGTATATCCTTAGTTGGTCCAGAAATCTCTACTCCTGTTTTTTCCTGAATTCCTTTTAGCGATTCTTTTGCTTTTACGGAAAACTCAATTTTTTTTCTCTCTAAGTCTTTTTCAGAAGAAGAAAGCGGGTCAATAGCTTCGAGGTTTGGATACGGAGATAAAGAAAGTATTTTGTTTACTACAATTCTAACAAACTTAGGAAGGATGGGGACTGGAGTAAAGTCAATATTAACCATACTTCCGTCACCGTTATTCGGGTCCAAAGAAGTAAGAAGAGATCTATAGATAGTCGTATCCTGGGTGCCGTTCGCGTAACGACGGTTTCTCTCAAACGTGCTCTTTCTTTTACCAAAAATAGAGTTCTGCTGATCCATTTTGCCCCACTGGTTATATACAGCCTTAGCATAATTAAGTCCGTAAGCCTTGCTTTGCTTATCTTCAGATGAAGCCAGCGGGTCTGGAAAGCTAGATTTTTTGTTGTTACTGTTCATTTGCAATGAGCTGAGTTCTTATAACTCCATGCAAATATAGTAAAACTAGAAGTGCCAAGCTTTAGGCTTGTGAGTCCTAAAAAACTTCTTCTCACTAAAGTTAGAGGCGGGTCTTTCTTTCTTCTTTGATTTCTGAGCACCAAGGAGTGCTAGACCAGAACTAATAGTCAAGTCAAACTTAGTTCGCTTATCTATCTTATATGCAATCCAATCCTCTAGAGTTCGGTTGAAGTACATGTTACCAAACTCCTCAGTTTCAGCCTTTATACCTACATGATCGTGTATGTATGCCTCGATAGCCTGGGCGTGAGACTGTATCACATCCTGTGAGTTGGATGGAATGCCCTTAGTCCTTACGTTTACCGAGGAATTTCCTGTCTTAAGGAAGTCAGGTCGATCCATTAAGTAGCCGTCGTAACCTCTTGATTCAAAGTACCTTACGATACCGTACTTATTATTCTCTACAAGTAAAGGATACCCGTAAAAGAAAGCGCACATCAAAACATCCTCGTAGAAGATGCTAGCTAGGTCAGGACGAGAAGCGTACTCCACTACGAACATATTAGCAGGGGCGTCCATACTGAACTTATTGTACATGTGTAGGGCGCCTTTAGAGCCCCTTCCGTCAACTGTAGCGTCTAAGTCATACGAGTCAACCCCTCCAACACCGATATGCCCGTTAGGGGCCACCTTTTTGCCTCGCTCGTCATTCTTTTTATTTCTTAGGTGATCGGGTGGCATCCAGGATACTCTAAACCTACCGTTTGGATCTGGAGAGAACACAACCTCTTCATCTTTCTTTATCCAAATAAAATTACCTCTTACCACAGGGTTAGGGAACATGTCCTCATTGAACTCTAACTGCTGGTAGATCTTACCTATATTAAAAAGACTGCCTTCGATGCTATCTCTAAATGCTTCGTCCTCGGTGAAAGGGAACTGCCTAATGATCTCATTTAGCTCAGAGGGGTCGTTCTTAAAGGAGCTACGCTCGTTCTTAAGGTAGGTCTTACTTCCTTGGTCGACGACCTCCCCATCTATGCCATGTATGTGTGCGCTTTGAGGAGGGTCCTCAACAACAGCATTACCGTAAACATCGAAGAAGCCTTCCAGCGCGTCATAGGCTGGGATGAATATTCTGTATAGTCCAGACCTGGTTCGTCCGTTCTGATTTCTTTGGCTGGGATCAGAGTCAGCCCACAATTCTCTATACTCTTCGCCCCCTTTGTTCATAGGGTTTACCGTACTCCCCACAAGGGCTTTACCAACTACTCTCTTACCTACAATCAAGCAAGTACGCTCAATCCTCCAGGCCTCCCTGATGTCAGTGGGTTTTTCCCACTTACCAGCCTCATCGAGATACAGCATGTGCAGCTTTTCACCGTCATATGCGTTATTGGTGGTGTTCTTCCAGTTTATAACCGAGTTAAGGGCATCACCAATCTGAGAGGTTTTGTTGTTTTTCGTGATACGCTTAGA